ATCTTAATATATTCTAAACGAAGTCTGACCTAATGTCTCTGGTTTTGCAAGGTTAAATTGCTGTAGACAAAGATAACCAAAAGCATCAAACGCATGGTCAACTCCCAGATTTTTATTTGGCAAACCAGTATTCGGTGCATAAGTAAGAGTTCTTAGCGATTTTATTAATTCTTTACAACGTGGATGAATAAAAGTTCTTTGATCTCCATTGGCATCAAGTAAAGCAGTATTAACAGCAGTAATCTTATCTCTAATTTTCCAGGGTGATTTAGGACTCATAACAGTAAAACCAGACCTTCTTAAAATTGTATGGTCAGTAACACCAACTCCACTTGTTTTTCTTGCACTACCAGTAGGATCAGGACAGGCAATAATCCTTCGATCTACTCCATATCGTCTTGTAACCTCCTCTGCAAAATCCCAAGTTGTAGCTCCACCTGTCAACATGATCTCATCAAACACATAAAGACAATTATCATGCTTTACAGCACAAATTCCTGCCATAGGGTCAACGTTAAAATCTAAACCCAAAAGTAAAGGCATCATGTGTAAATCCTGTACTTCCTTGTTAATATTGTCATCACTAAAGCTAACAGCTACCAAACCAGTAAGATTTTCAAAACTAGCTTCAAATTCCTGTCTAAATGTTCTCGCATCTAATTGTGCTCTCGCAGCTTCAACTTCTTCTGCTGCTACATTACCCCCCTCAATCGTAGTAAAACTCCACCTTTTCCAATCCTCCCATTCTTTTTCTCCACAAAAACACCACATATCATAAAACCAACTGGCAGTACCATCAGGAGTAGAAATAAATAAAGCCCACCCCTGCTTATCGGCTAATGCAGGTCTTATAACTTCAGCCCATACGTCTTTATCCATAAATGCAGCTTCATCTAATACAACACCAGCTAAACTTCTACCCCTCAATGCCATTGCATTTTCAGTACCTTTTAACTCAATAGTCGATCCATTAATTAATTCCAATCTTAAATCAGTCTCATTCTTACTTTGAATCCATACTTTTGGTGTTAATCTTTTCAATTCTTTCCATGCAATATCTTTTGCCATCCGATATGTAGGAGCACAATAGAAATACACCTCCCCAGGTCGATTGATAGCTCCTCTCAGTAATTCAATACAAGAAAGATACGATTTTCCAAATCTTCTACCAGCAACTAATACCCGAAATCGTTTATCACTATTGAATACCTCCCCTTGAGCATATCTCAAACTTATTTCTTGCTGTTTTGTAGCCGTCATACACTGAAAATAACAGTTTTTTTATCTTATACCCCTCTTTATAGCCTATTTCAGCTTTTTTAGGTTATTATTTCAGTAATAACCCTTAACAAGATCAAGTCCGTGGCTTCTTCTACCTTCCCAGATAACGTATTTAATAATCCTCTTGCACAACCAGCTAAAAAAAGAACTAGATCTTCTGTATCAGATGTTCTAAAAAGATCTCAACGTCTTTACGCTCGTCAACTTGAAGGTAAAACTACTCGCCAATTAGTAATAGAACACGCAAATATAGAAGGTATATCCGAAACTACTGCCTGGCAAGATTGGGATAAAGTAAAAGTCTGGAATAATGAAGATTGGGAAAAAGATAGAGAAACTTTACTTCCACGCTTACAAGCTATGAGAGTAAGACTCTTCAATAAAGCAGTAAAAAAAGGTCAACTTCAAACAGCAGCACAAATCCTTGATAGCCTAGGCAAAGTTATAGGTGAATCTGTAGAAACTGTAAACATCCAAGCTCCAGAACTTTCAATTCGAGTAGAACCAAAAAATTAACCGATATATATTTAAGTTCCCCACGCTGGCTATAAAAAAAATTTAGTTACTTACACACCCCCCAAGTCCATAAAAGTCCATAGAAGTCCATAGAAGTGCCTTAGAGAGCATGATAGTTACAGCAGGTTCAAAGAAGTTACAGCAAGTTCAAAAAAGTTTCTTAAGGTTCAAACAAGTTTAAATAGGTTCATAAAAGTTGCTAGAGGTTCAATTTATTTTCTTTTAGTAAACTTAGTAGACTTTATGATATAAAAATGGTATATTGGAATAGTTATGTATTTTTAATTATTTTTATATGTTCAATTCTTCTAGTTCTTTTTTAGTTCCTGAAGTAACAACAGTTAAAAGATTTACAGAATACATAACTAACTAAAAACAAAAACTAATTTTCATTACTTCTCAAATGAACAGCATCAACCTATTTCCCACCGAGGACAAACAAACATTAAGAGCAGAGAAACTTAGGTTTCAATTCTCTTTTGGTTCATATAGTTCTTACATGACTATTTCAAATAGTGATAAGGAACTTACAATTTATCTTGATGATAAAAAAGTTAGAGATTCAATAATCTTTAACGTAAATAATTTATCTGCTGACTATTCAGGAGATAAAAGTTTTTTAAAATTATTATTCCAGAAAGTAGTTGAGAAGATCAACAAGATGAGCAAAGAAGATAGAGCAGATATGGAAGCTTGGCTAGTTTCAAATTTTAAAAATCAGGAGGTTAACAACTAATGACTCAAGACACAAAACAAACTCATGTAAAAGTGACAATGCCTAAGGACTTATACGCCAGACTTGTTACAGAATCCTTAAACGTATTAGGAGAAGAAAACCTAAGTCAAATGATTAGAACAATTTTAAGGAGGCATTTAAAATGAAATTTATTTCTTTTCCTTACATACTCTTATTCTTAATTCTTATTTAAAACAATGACTAAAGAAACAAAAGTTGTATTACATAACCCAGAGGATCCATCCTCTGGTTATACCATTGAAAATCCTTACGAAACTAAAATAAAATTTATTACAGATGCAGTTTCAGAGGGATTTATTGAAATTCCAAAAATAACTGTTATTGGATTAATAAATTTTTTATATGTTGGAGAAAATACGGAAAGAGATGGCCGTTGTGGTTTTCGAAGCCGTGCAGTATCAGAATTAAATTATTGGTTCAATACTAAAAAAACATATAGATTCTGGAGAAAAGCATTAAGACCTATGTACGAAGAGATGGGAACACATAGAAATTAATTCTCCAGTATAAAAAATTAACCCTAGGAAAATCTTAGGGTTATTTTCTCTTGCTTATTTATTCTCAATAATAATTTTTATTGAGACTCAATAATTTTTTTAATTGAGAATAAAAAAATCTCGAGAAATTTTTTTTATTTTTTTTTTAAATTTTTAGAATAATATTTTGAATGAATTTTTGAATGCAATTTTGAATGCAATTTTGAATGTTTTTTTATTGAATGTAAAAATTATTGAATGTCTTTTTTTATACTTTGTTTTTATATCGTTTTTATATATAATAAATACTGTAGACTTATTTACTTCTCATGACTACAACAAAAGAAAACCACGCATTAAACAATGCTATAGGCCATATTAAAAGTATGGTTGAAGATTTTAAAAAAGATCAACAATTACAAGAGTCTGACGACTATAACCAACAAGACGAACTAAGAGAAAGTATTTTAAATAGTGCTTTATCTGTTGAATTTCGCTCAGGGTGGACAACATTTAAAGAAGATTTTGAACCAGAAGAATTTAAAATCCTTTTAACTTGGGGTGGCCCTGCCCTTAGAGTAATTGGAGAATTGGACAATTACGGCCCAGTCAATCCAAAACTACAATATCAAGACTGGGGAACACTATGGACAGATTTAGAAATTACAGAAGATCAACAAGACGCGTTAAATTGGTTTTGTAATTGTTTCTATTTTGGGGGTTAATCATAAGAGACTTAAAATTAAGTCTCTTTTTTTATTGATAAAAAAGTTTACTTAGTATATACTAACTTATGAACACTTACATTAACTTATGACAGTTCAAAAAAACTCTTTGAATGGGGAACCTATGAATGAATTAATTTTTCAATCAATCATGGGTGAATATTTAATTGACCCATCTGAATACTATGAAAATCAAAGTATTCGTAAAGCATACGCTATGAATGATGAGCCTATGTTAAGAAAAATTTTAGAAAGTGAGTATTAATCATGAATCTATACGCTAACCCTAAAGATCATATCTTTAAATTTTATTCTGACCCTGCTCATGGATGGTTAGAGATGCCCTCAAAATTAGTGAAAGAACTAAATATGGGTATATGTCAAATTTCTGAATTTTCTTATTACGATAAAAAAACAGATTTTGTTTATATAGAGCAAGATTGTGATTTATTAAATGTAAAAAGAGAATATGAAAAGAAGTTTAAACAGAAATTACTTGACCCTGAGAGAGTAGTTTACATTGATTTAGATGAAGATAACTTTATAAGAAAGTTACCACCTTATGTAACTATTACAAGTGAGTGCATATCAGCTAGACCTGTAGAAGATCAAGAAATCTTAGATGGTAAAAACCAAAAACTAGCTTTAGTCAAAACTTTTTTACAGTTTTACAATTCTAAGGATAGTAAGTTAGATGAAAAACTTAAATCAGATATTGTTTGGTTTGGTACTGGACTAACCCCCTGTGAATTTGAAGCGTGTAAATCAACTGCTGAAGATTACTTTAGAAAAGGATATACAGGTGATGAATATGACTTGTAATGATGTAACTGAAGTAAGACTGCCTATTTACTGGGCATCTTACTTAGTTAATAATGATGCTTCGGGATTAGAAGATGGAGAAGAAGATCAAGTAAGAGAGACTTTAGAGTATCTGGAATTAGATAAGTGGATATGTGTAGATGTTA